GCGCTTGCTGGCGCAGGAGCTTTGGCTTATGGCCTTAGTGATCTTACTCGCGGAGGCGGTATTAGCGGTACTGCTGAGAACCTTGCAGAGCAACAGAGACAAATTCAACTCCAAGAAGAAATGAGTCGCATCACGGGTTCACAGCGTCAGCGACTATATAACTTTGCAATGGGAAGCCGATCTGCTGCACTTGCAGCATGTACTGTTGAAGCATTTGCAGTTGCGGGATCGGGAAGGTTTCAACGATGGGCGTGCTGGAAAACTCGATTAGCTTTTGCAGATGCATCATCGGCGGTTCCATCGGTTGACCAACTGGCGGGATGCCATTGACGATTGACGTGATCGCGTCCTCGGCCATGATCTTTGGCCCCATGAGCACGCCTTGAGGTCGCTGCAAGAACTCATCGGGGTCTTGATCCTGCGATTGAATCGCTTTGCGAAGTATCTTGTAGACCTCATCGGGTCCGACCATGCCGAGTTGCATCGCCAACGGACTCATCAGCAATGCCGCGATAAATTGCATCTGCTGGGCGAGCATTTGCTTGTTGGTATTGAGCATCGTCGCGGTAAACTCGAAATCCATCTCGCCGTCGATTTCGGCTGGGCTTAGTTTCGCATACGGCGCGGCGCCGGCTTCTGAGTATCCGATGATACGGATTTCCTTGTTTTCCGGCAGATAGGCGCGGTTGAGCCGATGAAACATCTGGTAGAGTCGGCAAATGGCGTGAAACAAACGGCGCAGGATTTGCTCGCTTCTCACGTCGCCCTGTTGAAGCAGAGATACCGTAGTGCCGACGGTGCGGAAGGCCGAAGATTTGCCCGTAGGCACGCGGCCATACTGCGCGTCGTTTATCATCGACAACCGTTCGCCGAATTGCTGCAAGACGGCCATCGTGTTGAGAGCAAAGCCGCTATCCTTGGTCGGAAACTGCGGAAATACCAAATCGGCGCTGGGATTATCCAGCGGTATGCCCTGGCCGGGCTGTAGCATGATCGGTTCAGGCTTGAATCCCGACGCGGCGCGATAGCCGAACCAGGGCATATTGGTGATCGTGCCCCAATCAATATGCTGGTCCATGAGCGTTTTGCTGGCGTCTTGGATCGGCTCCAAGAGTTCCATCAGGCTCATCCCATAAACGCGGTTAGGAATCGGGAAAATCGAATCATGCATGAACGGGCGCATAACCGGCAAGCCTGGATAAATCTCCGATAATGCTCGCGCACGAAGGACGACTTTGCTTGCTCTTGCGATGGTGATGATAACATCTTCGTCGAGTCCATCGCCGTTGATGTCCATGCGACCGTAGTGCTCAATGAGTTGGCGGTTATCGTCGGCGTTTCCGGCCCAGGAAATATCTGTACCTTCGATGGCGTCTTTTTGCTGCTTCGGTTCGTCCTCGGCGTTGCCGCTACCAATGTTAGATTTCGAGGCTTTGATTTTCTCAACGTCTTTTTTCTTGGCAAGGTCGTAAACCCCGCTTTCTATTCGTCGCTTTATGGTATCGAGACTAGCCGTGCAAAATCGGTTGACGTAGGGAGCGCCCATCGGATTGGACGGCGACGGCGGTTGGAGATTTGCCGAGCGCACCGGAAACACAATATCCTCGAAATCCAATACCTCGAACGTCGGCCCGTTGAACGTGACTTCATCGCCGGTGATGCACATCTCCCAGCGGCCATCGTCACGGTCGTAAAATTCTACCTTGGACGATTGCGACTCCTGATCTTCCTTCTCGTAATCGACCAACCATGAGTAGCCTTCATCGTCCAGCATCGTCGCATTTGCCACACGAGGGAGATTTGTCTGTATAGCTTGTAGAGCCTGCGCAGGCAGAGGAACAGCTTCATCCGGTTCTGGTAAAACCTTAATGTCAATGACGGTTTGTTTTTCCTTGACCCAATGCGTGAAGATAAACGCCGCTTCGTCATCGACAAAGTTGGAAACGAAATCATCGAATTTCGGCTCACCGTTATTCTCGACGTACACCTGATAATCGAGTAGGCGGTTGATGGATTCTTCTTTGCCGGTGCCGGATTGCTGACGGGCTTTCGATAGCACGGTCGGGCGGGTAGACTTGATGGCGTTTTCCAGCGTTGCCTTGGTGCGCAGGCTTGCCGTCAGCATGATCGGTAGCCAGATGTTAGAACTATCGGTCCAGGGCCATTCCTTCGACTCCAGCCAGCCGCGCAACTTCGCATAGCGGTCCATGCGCTTGTCGATACGGGCTTGGCGGTCGGTTAGATCGCGTTCAAGGTTTTTGAGAATTTCACCGACTTTGGCGTCGTCAACCTTGATCGACTTTTTGAGCCGCTTTTTGCGTTCCGGCAGTTCCGGTGCTTCGGCTGATTCTTGGGGTTCTGTGTACTCAGCCATCAATAGGCCCCTCTGCGCTGCGCCCTGGTCGCGCTGATAAACCCGCCAGAACCGCGCAGATTGCCATAGGACGGATTGCTGTTAATCATGTACTGAGCGAGGGCGGGGAAGTCGTCAAATTTAGCAGCAGGTAGGGCTTTGGGGTCTTTGCTATGGCCGGCAGTCGTGGCCCATTCGTCCCATACATACCGCTTCATCATAAAGTTGGTGCGCGTGCAGGTATCGAACACAAAAAACCTCGGCTCCTTGGTTCGGGGATCGGGCTTCAGCATGGCGGTCAAACGTGCCCTGGCCGTTTCCCGGTTATCGTCGGCCAAATCACAACGAAGCCCCACGGCGTCAAATTCATCACGCACAGTACGGCCCCGCTTGTTCGTAACCCCAGCCGGCGACTTCGCCATGTTGGGGTCCATGAACCTACGAACAACATTCAAACACAGTTTTGTTTCCAAGTCACGCACTTTTTGCCACACCATATCCGGTTCGCCCTCTACTTCCAGTTCCGCAACTTGGAAAATATCGTCTGACGGCGATACCGCGTACCATGCCATTGCGTGAGGTTTACGGGGATGCGGATCAAGGCAAAATATCCCAGGGAAAGCGTACACGCCGTCAACAGGCTCGATAAAATGGCAAAACGTCGTGACATTATTGCCTCCGCAGGTTACACACAACCCTTCTATCACCAAACCGATGTTCTGACAAGTAAAACACCACCAACTCGGAGAATCACTGTAGGTCGGATAAATTCGGCCCGATAAATGCATGAACTGGCCTTCGAGCCGGACCTTCAATTGCTGCGCGGAAAGCCCGGAAGTTACCTTGGCGATCATTTCGGGATCAAGGATTCGGTTTTTTAGGGTGAAAAGCTGGAACACGTCGATGTTCGGGTTGTCGCGCTTCTCCCATAACTCGTCGTAAATCCACGCCGCACGCCAGCTTGTCGATTCCTCGTCGGGTGGGGTCATGGCGATCATCAGCCGACCGTCAGCGTCGATGATGCGCATCTTGTTTTCACGGTAAATATGCTCAGGTGGCCCCTCATCATGGCATATAAGATGCATGGACGAACCGGAAAAGTCCTGCACGTCCTGGTCATAGCTCATAATCTGGCAGGTAGAGCCGTTGAGAAGCGTCAAGACCCGCTCCTTTTCCAGCCAGGAGTCATCCCATTGGCCCTTCTTCAAGAAATCGGGCGGTATCCATCCCCAATGACCGTTTGGCCCACCGTTTTCGCCCCTACCACTCCATTTCCACCACTGCAACTTGGGCCGGATGACCGGCGCCCAGGTGTTTGTGAGAGATTCACAGACAATACGGCTACGGATCGGCGCCCTTAACTTCTCTTTGGGGTAAATATCGCGCAGGCAAATAGGCACAATCCCCGTCATCTGAATCGCCCACTCGACCATCATGGTCTCAGTTTTGCTAGATCGGTTCCCGCCAACTAAAAGCTGCTCGGTTGCAACCGATTTATGGACCTGTAGGGCTTCTTCGCTGGCCGGCTCGTAAAGCTCAAGCTGCTTCTGCTGCTTGGTGGTATCTCGGAGGGTGATGACCTGGTTGGCAAGCTCGGCCAACTCGTCATCGGTAAAATTGGCGAGGTTGGCCTTTAAAAGATTCGGGTCGGCTATGTAGTCTTGGATCGATGGCATCTAGCGGTTTATCCGATGCCCCAGATTATACAGAAATTCGTATATTTTACGCTGTTCCTGATCTGATAGGGCTATGATGGCGGTCTTAACTTTGTCAAGCGGGGATTGGTCCTGCTCGTCGGAGCAGGTAATGACATGGTTGGGGTTAGAGTCAACGCCGGTAAACTTCAACCACCTGTTTTCACTCATAAATAATTCCTTTTAGGATTTTTTCACAGCGGGGATTTCAACATTTGTGTAACTCTTTTGGGGTTTTTTCAAGTTTGGAAATTGGCCTTTTATGATTGTGATGCGTGAAGGCGGGACCCCTGGAGCGGTTGCCGGGCCGGGGGGTGAACCTATGTCGCCTGCCTGGCGCCGGTGAAATTATCAATCATCGTTCTAAGGAATAAAACATTGAGCATCGAGCATCAACATCGTGTACAGCCTGCGACCCTGCGCCGACCCTATCTCGGTTGACCTCGCGCCGCACCCTGTTGCCCATATTGCCCAGACAATAACCATGCCAACACCTTAAAGTTTACCTATTATACATTATCAGACGTTGAACTTGGGTATCTAATAATATCACATACTTACCAGTGATAACGATGTGATAGGTAAGTTATGAGAAAGTACCATTATTATCTTAGGTGATCCGCTTGTAACACCTAAGAAACTAAGGCGATTTACGCTTGATTAGCTCGCCTCGAAGCGCATCGGCTAGGCTGTCTAGGTTGGAAATATCGCTTGACGTGCGCACGCCTATGTTTTGCGTGCTCTCGCCAGCCATGAGGCGATCCTTGTCAAAGAGGATGCCGTACACTAGGGCCGCTTGTGGCGCATTGCAGTCCGGTAACCGTTCGTCAATCTGTATTAGCGCCTTGCTCATTAGTTGGGCACTGGCCACTTGCAAATGCCGTTTTTGTTCCTGCCGGAGCGCGCTATAGGACGAATCAAATCTCACCTCACTCCATCGCCCATGTCCATTAACAATTTCCGATACGGTTTGCCTGGGCATGCCCATCACCCTAGCGACA